ACACAAAGACACAGCAAAATGGAATACATAAATGAAATCACGAAGAATTTTAACACCGAGTGCTCTCTTTCAGGTGTTCTACATCAATCTGAACCTAAAGTGTTCCCACAAAGCCGAGGTCTTAGGATACCTGATGTAGAAGAAGATGATTTGATTGTGGATATCCAAAACCAGACTATCAGTGTTGAGTGGAATGGAATCTCAGACGAGAGGAGTGCTTCTAGCTTGGCAGGACCAATGTCAAAAAAGATGAGCTTCAATGAGTTCAGATCATTTCCACATGACTTCACTTTTGAGGTGATCAGTCGCAACACAGATGACCTACTGTCTGATTTCTTTCCAAGAGTGAACGATAATTTTGACAACAAAACGCCTGATGTGATATCCAGAACAGCAGAGACTTGTTTGATCCTGGAGTTCACAACAACTCTAGCTAATAATAAGAGGGCTATGTTGTCAAGGCACGAGGAGAAGAAGTTCAAGTATACTGATGCCATAAGGAGAAGAATAACTGCAATGAGGGAGAATGCGAGCGATGTTAAGTTTGGTTTCTATCCTATTGTCATCTCGAATACACAGGCTTTGTTCTCCCCAGTGCTGGGAATTCCACAAGCTATGATAAATGAATTGTGCGCTAGGTTCAGATTTGCATCTAGTATAGTGCAGATGGCAAGAGATAAGGGATTGACAATAGAAGAGGATGATGTGTCCCAGCTGAAAGCTGACATATTCAATCTCATGAAAACCATCAAACCAAAGTTTCAGGAAGATGGTGACTGCTTAGTCCCTCTCACTAGAGAGAGGGTTTTGACAACAGAGAGCACAGCTGAGGTTAGGGCTTTTGCTAGTGACTTCTACAAGAAAACTCTTAGTGAGTCAGTTTCCAAGGTTAGAAAGGTCGTAAGAACAAAGAAGTTGCAAGACTTGAAATTTGATCTTAGAGAGAAATGCTTAAAGCCTGGGGTCAAGCTTAGATTGGATGAAAAGACCATACTGCAAGTTCCAAATTGTATTCCTGATTATAACGAAGACTGGGTCATAGAGAAGAGCTTTAAAACAGGACCATATACCGAATTTATTGATGAGTGTATAGAAGCGACAAGAACGTCTGAGTGGAACTTCGAGTTGTCAAAAGAAGAGCATATAGAGCTTGCTATGAGGGAGGGTTCGATTTTGGATGAAAAAAGAACTGCAACTGATAGAAGAAAGTATAAAAGAGTGAGAGTGAGGCTCACTAACGAACAGAGACTAGAGTTTGCTAAACTTGGTGTTCAAGGCAAGTCCATGAAAGATAACATAGAAGTCCAGATGCACAGGGAGAGTAAGTCCATTCCTTTTGATCCAGAGGTCTTGACAGATGACATTGATGATTTCCTAAGTTCAAATATGAAAGAGGAAATGGATGACTTACCTCAGAATATGATGCTGAGCAAAACATTGTTGCTGCAGTCGGCTCTGGACCATGGGAGCGAAGACAGTGATAGAGCTGAAAGTGCAATCAAGACTGTGAAGAAGATGGACCTCCTGCATTGGTGTTCATTTCTTAGTGACATAGGAACTGAACTATCCATCTCTCTGAAACAAAATGTTTTAATAGATGAATTCGTTGTCAAGAAGTTGCCAAATTGGAATGCGTTCATCATCATAAAGCCAACTAACTCTTCATCCCACATATTTTACTGCATAGTGTCATCAAGCAAATGTAAGAAAGCAACAGAGGATGGCATCTCAAAGACTATGCTAGATGGAGGAAACTACAAATACACAGAATGGCTATCGTATAACTTAGCCAAGTTAACAAACCTGGTTAAAGCAGAGAGTTTCTTTATAGTGATGATGTCTCAGTGGTCTCGCTACTATGAGTCCACCATCGAAGAGTGTCGGCTGCAGCCATCTATCTTCAAGATGCTGAAACTCTGCTTACTAATACACTTGGAAGACAAGTCACGGACAGAGGAAATTTTTACCTTATTTAGATACATCAGCATGGAAAAATTCTCATTGACCAAAGTGGACAACTTAAAGATGTTGGAAAAAATACCTGATGTGCTGTGGTCTAGATTGCAGTGCTGGGCTTCAAAGAAACTGCTCCAAGTGATGTGTGATGACACATATGTTCCAAAGGTGGAAGAAGAAGTCTCAGAAGCAGGGGTAACCAAGAAAGAGAGATCCTGGACTAATCTTATCAATCCTTACACTAGGGAGCTGCTCACTCATCCGAAGCAACTGGTGGAATTATATTATATAGGCTATGCCACAAACAAGGAAGCAAAAGCTTGGGAAAACACAGAGTTCCAGCTGATAGAAAAAATTATAAAGTATGAGATGGAGCTTGATAACGCAAGGCCAGAGTACTGTGGTTTGAGAGAAGAACCTAATGGGGAGTATAGATTTCATGAATGGTCCAGGAAAATGGTTTGTTCTTCTGCTGACACCATAAAAAGATACATGAAAGGTCTTTACTCAACTTCATACAATAGTAAGCTAAACAACTCCATAGTCCATAGATTGCATAGACTGACATGGGAGCAAGTTTCAACTCTGAAAGCATCCTCCACCTTTGATCCATCCAAGGGCAAGGAAAAGGACATTGAGGGAAAATACACAACTAAGAGAATAAAGGTGATAGTGGCTGTGATGAGGGCGAAGAATATGTTGAGAGACACTCCAGTGTTGACACTAGTAGAGGTCCTGAAGGATCTAGAAGAGGAGGGAGGCCTGAGAGTTGACATATTCAAGAAGAACCAACATGGTGGACTTAGAGAGATTTATGTATTGGACCTAGCTAGCAGGATTGTTCAATTGTGCTTAGAGGAGATTAGCAGAGCTGTCTGTCAGGAGTTGCCAATAGAAATGATGATGCACCCAGAGCTTAAGCTAAAGAAACCTCAGGAACACATGTACAAGGCAGCAATTTCTCCAGAGAGTTACAAGAGCAATGTTTCAAGTTCAAATGATGCAAAGGTTTGGAATCAAGGTCATCATGTTGCTAAGTTCGCTCAGTTTCTCTGCAGGCTGCTATCTCCTGAATGGCATGGGCTAATAGTAAATGGTTTGAAATTATGGACAAATAAGAAGATAGCTTTGCCTGACGGAGTGATGAATATACTATCTAGGGCCAACACACCCCTCTTTAGAAACTCCATACACCAAGCCGTACACGACTCCTACAAAGGTATAACACCTATGAGGTGGCTCAGGCCAGGGGAAACCTTTATGAGAATAGAATCTGGAATGATGCAAGGCATATTGCATTACACTTCGTCTTTGTTTCATGCATCCCTCTTGATGATGAGGGATAGCCTCTGGAGATCGTATTCTGAACAATTGGGTGTGAAGAGCATAACCACTGACTTGGTCAGCTCGGACGATTCTTCTAGAATGACAGATATTTTTTACAGGGATAGTAAGAACTTTAAGAGAGGGAAAATATTTGCAAGAGCTGATCACATGGCAATAGAGCCCCTATCCAGATGTTTTGGGATATGGATGTCTCCTAAGAGCACCTACTGCTGTAATGGAATAATGGAGTTTAATTCAGAGTATTTCTTTCGAGCTTCCCTCTACAGACCTACTCTTAAATGGTCTTATGCTTGTTTAGGAATTGTAGAGGTGGAGAGTTTGGTTGAAAGACAAGAAGTGATGTATAATCTAATAACTGAACTGCTGGAAGGTGGCTCAGGCTTCAGACAGGCCTTTGAGTGCAACATTGCAATGGGTTTTCTCCACTACAGACTAATGGGGATAACTGTGAATCCTCTAGCTGCAGATTACTTCATACGGCTATCAGGGATGCCCGACCCCACATTGGGTTATTTTTTAGTTGATTGTTGTTTAGGAGCAGGACTTCCAGGATTCTCTTACAACCTCTGGAAAAGAGTAAAAAGATACCCCACCTTGAGCGGTTTATATCAGCAGCTGATGGTTCAGGGGAAAATGACAACCACAACTACAGGGCAAATAACTAGAGGAGTGCAGACCAGATTTGGCAATAGACAGAAAGTGATGAAGATAATGGATGAATGTGAAGAGAGTGTGCCTAATTGGAGGGAAGATGTGGAAGAGACCCCACAAATACTATACTCCGTTCCAAGGACACTCCAGAATAGCCTAATTAAAATCATGGTAAAACTGACTAGCCCATCTGTCACTAGAGCCTTGTCAAAAGGGAATAGTGTAGCAAGAATGTTGGCATCAGCTATATATCTAATATCTGGCTTCTCAACCACTATTGGCTCCAATTGGAATGCTATCGTACTAGAAAAGGAGAACAAAGATGTGCGCAAGACCTCACTGTGGAGGATATTGAATCTAGATGTAATATGTGAGGGTGGGCTAGGAGAAGCCCAAGAAAGAGCTTTATTCCCTCAAAAAGACTTTTTCATTAGCTTAGAGCAGACTTTATCAACTATATCCCAGTACAGTCTGGCCCCTTTTGGCTCAAAGAAGATGCTCAGATCACACATCCAAGTGTTTCCTGAGGGAGCAACCTTGCCATTTCCGTTGGAGAGAATGGTTAGATGGAAGTGGTTCTCAGAACCACTGCCAGCTTCTACATCTATACTAGAGATAGTTTGGGCAGAGTATAAAACGATTTACCCTTGGCTTTCTGAGACACCACAAGAAACTCTGCACCATGAGAATAGCCACTTTGAGACCCACATCCAGTTGCGGAATTTTATTGCTAGGCAAGAAACTAGAGGGAGACTGGTTCACTTAACTGGGGCCCCGATAAGGGATAGTAAGACAAGGGATGTCTTACTAGAGTGCCTTCTAAAGAATCAGGTTCCTGGTCATACTTTGGTGGAACCGAGTGGTTTGATTCGAAGAGAAGCACCAAGGGAGATTGAGCTCTACAGTCATATTGCTTCTATTGTCAATTTCCCACTGAAGTCATCCATTAAGAGAGATAGAATCATGGAAACACTTTATGGTGCACAAGATTTGTGGGACGGGTCAGACATGAGGGCTAGCTCTAGAAGAACCAAGTTGGGAGTCATTCAGAAGTACATCAAGTTAACTGGTCTCGGTCAAAACAAGACTTTGAAATTGACTGATCGTCCACAGTTCTTAACTTATATAGAGAGAAGTAGACATGGTGTTATAGGGGGTTTTAAGAAAATACAAGTAAAAAGGCCAGGAACTGAAGCTAAGCAGAATCTATGGGATGGGGATGCGGAATGGATAGGGTCTGTGGGCAATGTCTCCGTTTCAATCAGGCTGAGAGATGAGAAGCTGAGGTCCATCACGACATCTTCTATCAGTAAGTTAAGGGAAAGCGAATCGCTGCTGACTAATTTGCTAAAGGAATTTGGTGTAAACTCAATAGACACAACAAGTAGAATTTTTGGCGCTATAGTGTTTTTTGACCTGAGCACTTTTAGAACTGATGGTCAGGGTTGTCCTGTGGTTGAGTTGCCAGATTTAAAGTATAGTCTAGGGACGCAAAAGGACAATTTCAGAATAGCTGTGACACCAACCCATATCCGCCTCCAGCAAACTGAAGATGGCAAGAAATTCTTTACTATCATAGCTCATCAGATCAGAACTAGTGATTTTGTGTTTAACAAGAAAATTGACCAACCATCTTACCTCTTAAGACCTTGGATCAATAATGAGTCTGAGAAAGTGGGGACTCTTACTAGTATACTTGATAAAATCATGGAAGGGGGAGAGACCAAATCTGTTGACACAGTTGAGTTCAAACAGTTTGTGAAAGATGGGTTAATACCTTCAATGGCTCGTTCTGGTTGGAGATTCCATCAAGCCTCGCGAATAATACCTAGTGAGATGCTTGATCTGAATGATGATCTATCTTTAATGGCCATTCCACTGAACTTGGATGAGGCCTCAACTGGGTTTGAGCTTGAAGACATTGATTTCTTTGGTGGGATGGATGATGAAGCAGATGGATTTAGTGATGATGAACTCTCTCAGGACTTTGACATGAGTTTTGATGTCCACGATGCCATACTGGGAGAATTTGACGCTACACCCTTTAGAGGAGTTTCTGGAAACATTAGATCTGTTCATCGATACTGGGACGAGTTTAGCTCAACCCAATTTCGGGAACTCAGTAGGAGGTCAAAGGATCACCTTGAAACTGGTTACTCTGACAGTGAGAACCAAAAGTTGTCTTCCTGGTTGTCGTACTTCTTGGGATGGGAATTTCAACCGTTTAAGTTTGAAGTTGGTGTTCTGGAGAGCAGTCTCCAGGCAGTGGAAGAGGTTTAATTGGAGCTAGATTTCAAGCGTTTGGGAGTGAACTGGGCAATTTGATAGGGTTATTGAAGTCCAAAATGGGCCAGGAGCATTAGAACATGAATTTGTATTGTATGTTTTGCTGTGGACTTTGTGT